TGCGTTTCCGGCTGCGGCTGCTGGTAGAGTGGCGACCCTTACTCCGGTGTTCTGGAGGTAGCGGAGGAGGAGGTCACAGAGAGTCCCCGCCCTGCCGTTGTTGATCTCGACCACACCTGCGGAGGCACGGGCTAGGCCAGCATCTACTGTGCCTGACGCGTTTGCTCCATTCGCCCATGCAAATATTCCTGAACTATTTGTTTTTATTCGCTGATCGCTGTTGTCAGCGTAAAAATACTGCCCACTAGAAGACGACATTATTAGCAACGCCGGATTAGCGGTTGTTCCTAGACTCATACCGGCTATTCCTAGCGCGCTAATCACCGTCCCCGCATTATTCCGCCACTCCTGCAAGTTTTTGCTCGACTGCCCAGCACCCGCTTGCACAACGAGGGAGGTGGAGCCGGTGGTGGCCGTTTGGTCATACACGCGGAGGGTGCCGGAGGAGCCGGAGGCCTGGATGTCGAACTTGTAGTTGCCGTCGGTGGGGGAAGCTTTTCCTATAAGCCAATTACCAGTGGTCGCTGCAATACGACCCACTTCTGCCGCAGCTAATCTAAAGTAAACTGCGTGGTTGGAGTCTGAACCAATGTACGAAAACGTCGATGTGGCGCCCGCAGAAAAAATAGACGACCCGTTTGTGGAGCCAAATGACGGGGAGAACGAAGGGCTAATCGCGACAGCGTGAAAGGCATAACTCGGACTCCCCGTCCCCACCCCCAACCTGACATTCGCCGAATCATAAAAAAGCCCCGTCGCCGCCTGCGTCAACACCCCCGCACTAGCCACATACGGCACCGCGCCTGCGGTCGTGAGGTTCGACCCCCCGCCGACGCCGCCGCCGGAGGGGGACCCTCCACTGACATCCGAACCTGTGATGGTAACGATAGCCATTTAGTTAAGCCCCTGCTGAATAACAGTGAAGTACGACGCCGCCGCGCCGACGCTCTGCACCAGCCGTACCGCCGTTGCCGGGTAGGCGATGGCTACCGCGCAGTCAACGGTCAGGTTGGTGGCATCGGGGTGAGCCACCCAGAACCCGGAGGCAGCGGAGTACCCAGCGGCGTTGATGTCGTCGCATGTCAACTGGATGGTGTAGGTGCAGCCGCTACCCACATCCACCCACAGCGAGACATTGAACGGCGCACCGGTCTGGTAATCGAGGCCAATGGGGCTGCTGTTCGCAACCCCGGTGACCGTAACCTTCGTAGGCTTAGCCATGTTTTACCCCCTGGCCTGCCATATTAGAACACCACCGTGCCGAGCGAGTAGATCGTGTACGCCTCGGACGATGCCGTCACGTTCGTCAACACCAGCAGGAACTCCTTGGAGTTGTTCTGCGCAATGGTCGCCGTACCACTGATCGTCGTCGCCGCGCCATCGGGCGTCAGCGTGATCGTCTCTGCCGCGCCGGCCGTATTGCGGATGATGAACCGGAAGGAGTCACCAACCACCGCGCCAGGGATCGCAGCCACCATCAGCGCCGCCGTAGGCACGACGTCAGCCCGCCCAGCCCCGTTGGGGTTGCGCAGGATCAGACCGCCCAGCAACTGAGCGGCTGTGAACGTCACGGCGCCGGCAGTGGTGATCGTCGTAACCGTAGTAAGGCTCGTCATCGCACCGTTGGTGCTGACCAGCCCGGTTCCCTTACCGCCGAGGCGCACGCCGACGTTCGTGTCCCCACCGGAAGCCGTAATCGACGGCGACACCCCGGTGATCGCGTTGGTGATCGTCAACTCGTTGACGGCCGACGCCACCCCAGTCTCAATGAGAACTTCGTTCCCGTTAGTGTCTACCTGATTGCCGATGAATCCGTTGGTGGAGGATACCGGACCAGTAAAATGAGTTCCGTCAGCCGATGTTGGCATATTCTTTGATTTTCTCCATTGAAATTATTCCACTGTCCACTAGCATCCGCCAGTGCCTAGACTGCTTAAGGGTGTGCGTTTGCGAAACACCTATTAGTTTAGACAATTCACAGTTCCTAAGGTGTCTGTTTGAAACCATATCGTAGACTCGCTTCGCATACCCAGGCCTACTTAAAATAAACCTTATGTGGCTTTGCCTTAGGCGCTGCTTGTACGTGCCAATCGAGGCGTCAAACTTGCCTTTTCTGTTTTTTGAAATTTGCTTCTTGGTTTCCTCGGAATGCTTTAAGCCAGTCATCCCTGGAGTTGGAGTGGTAGCGATGTTGTACTCGCACGCCTTCCCATTGAATTTTGCTGCGCCGCTCAGAAACAGACCCTCAAGTAGATCAAGCTCAGACATATCCTCGCAGACTACCTCTACAGACCACTTGAACGCCTCTTCTCCGTGCTTGCTGAACGAGTTTTGAAGTCGTTTATTGGTGTGCTTTCCTAGCCTAAGCAGCCGAAAGTGCTCACTGACTCGCTTAGCAATGTACCGGGATTGGCCAACGTACTGTTTTTCACTGACAGTATTCTCTATCAGATATATCCCATTTTGCTTCAGCGCATATGACACTATTGCTCCTTTTACCTATACGGCTGCCGATATAACTCGACAGCCGTATTTGGTTTGTTTTCAGCTAGATGCCTTCACTTCCATACGCGGCCAAGGGGTTGCTATAAAAGAAAGAATAGCGCTCCCTCGCCTTCCAGCGGAGGTTGCCCGTGTCGAAGTCGCCGTCCTTGGAGAACGACATCGGTACACGTTCGTAGTGCTTGAAACCGTCCGGTGCGTCGGTCGTTACGAACCAGGCATCCGGGTCGGTCAAGTAGTTGTTGACGTGATACCCCTTCGGAATCGCCCCCGTGTGATAGATCGAGTTGATGGTGTTGTCGGCCGAGTCAGTCTTCAGCACCGTGTTCAGGATCTTGTCAGCGGTGAACGAAAGGTTCATCGGGACGATGAGCTGCTTGGGCTTGGTGGCAATCAGAAGACCACGCTGGTCGGTCCAGCCGGCGATCTGAATGACCGCGTTTTCCAGCGCCGTTTCACTGAGATCAACGTACGTGGCCGGGCGGTTGCTATTCGTGCCGCCGCTGACCAACGGGTGATCCGTAGCGAAAAGTCGCTTGCCGTCACCACCGAGGTAGCTGGCGGAGAATCCGTTGTTGAGAACGGACGCCGCAGTCACTTCCTTGGTGTTGTTCATCGACCACGCGCAGGCCTTGGTGTAGCGCTTACCGATGTCAGCATAGAGGTTGTCCTCGATAGCTTCCTCGGTGATGGCAAACGCCAGTGCGACGGTGGTGTGTCGGTACGTCGTGGTGTAGAACTCCTGAGCGGAGTCGTATTCCACAGCAGCGCCTTCTGTCTTGGTCGGCGCCGTACCAAACCCAGAAAGAGCCACTTCCTCTTCGAAGGCACGTTCGGACGTGTTGGTTTCGAAGATAGGCTTCCACTGGTTCTCGTACCGCTTGACTTCCAGACCCCACAGGGCCGCAAGCCCAGGAGTCAATTCTTTGTTCGCTTGTGCTCTTGTGATTACAGGCATTGGTTAGACCCCCAGGATGTTTCTGAACGCATGCACGTTCTGGTTCCACACGCAGATGACTTCGGTGTAGGCATCGCCGGCCGCATTCCCAGGACCGGGCGCGATGTCGACGATCTTCACACCGAGCGTGTTTGTGGTGTTAATGGACCCCGATACGAGGTTGACACCGGAGTTGCCGGTAGCAGTGTTGCCGGCACTGAAGTTGCCAAGAGGCGCGTTCTTGCCGATGTCGGTATAAGCGACAGGGCCATCCGCGCGGACCTTGAACATGGTGTCAGGGTCAATGACGACTTCCAGCGTGATCGTGCCGTAGGCCGAGTACGCGGTGTAGCCATTGGCCGGGAAATACTGCGTGTAATTGGGCTGTCCGGTGGCGTCAGTCCAATTTGCGCCGATGAAGATACCCCATGGGGTATTCCCATTGCGGGTGGTGGTAGGCGTAGCGGTAACGGGGGTGGCAACGCCAGCGCCCACGTTCACGATATCGCCGTTGAAAAAGCCGGTGGACGAATTCGACGTCAAGGTGATCATTTGTACCTTGCCGCGAACCGAGCCGCCAACGTCATAGATAGGCTTGAGGCCGTAGTAGGCCGCAGTGCTTCCCATGTTGGTTTCTCCGTGATGAGCCGACAGGTTCCCCTATCGGATGGAGAAGCCGGGTACCGTTAGTCCTCGCCGAACTCGACCTGCTTCGCACGGCCACTGGTAAATGACGTGGTGCTGGCGTCGTTAATAGTTCCTGGATACTTCGGGTGTTCCGCCTTCTTTAGCTCATGGCGCGCCCCGCGAAGCTGCTGACGTGTGACGTTCTCGTAGTACTGCTTGCGACCCTCGGATTTGTAGCGATGCCGGCGGCACAGTACCAGATCACCGATCTCGATGTTGCCGGAAGGAGCGGAGAACACACTGTCTCCGTCCACCAGGACATCGTGACGCTGATCAAATGGTACCGGCTCATAGCCGTCACGCCGTTGTTTGCTGAGGTTCCCAGGGTCATCGGATCCCGCTTTGATGCGGAACCGTACCCAACGAGCAGTCCAATCTGGATGTTCTTTCACGTCTGGCAACTGGCTTGCGGGACGATAGACGTACGGTGCGCGGGACGTTTTTTCCCGCGAGTCTAAGGCCCTGTCTGCCGGAATCGCTGCAACCGGAGGGGTGGTAACTCTCTGTCGAGGGTCCATTATTCATCACCTCCAAGGTGAGCGAACTTAGCATAGTCGGCCAGCGGCACTCCGAGCTTCTTTGCGGCTGCTACTTGACCGGCACTCAGGACTACTTTGCGTACGCCATTTGCCGGAGCGCTGGAGGC